AGTGGGAAGCTTTGATGTTGCAATTGTAGTTCCAATTCCAACTTTAACTTTTTTAGAAGTTACCTCTAAGGAGTCTCTTACTAATGTAGCTACTTGATTGTTACCAAGACTTAAATTTGGATTATAAAAGTTTATATTTCCGCCACTTACAAAGTTTGCTCTGTTTAACTTAAATTTCAAATCTTCAAATTGGCTTGGAGTCCAAGTGGATCCATTTTGTGATTTAAATAATGATCCACTTAATGGTTGTTTAGAGACTAAAACTTGCTCTTGCTCTGCTAAAGCAGTAGTGCTGACATCAATCTCAGTTAATCTTGAAATCCATACATTATAAACGCTAGAGTTTGATAAAATTGCTAATGCATGAAATTGTTTTCCTGCTAGATAGACTGGAGATTCAAAAGTAACTCTAGTTGGTAAAGATGCATCTTCGGAAATTTGAATATCCTTTGGATTAATTACCACTTCACTAAATGGATAAACCTCACTGGTAGGAAGACCCAACTGCATGGGTCTTAACTGAATAGTTACTGGAAGTTCTGGGTCTCTTGAATAAAAATATAAATCAACAGAAGTGGCAAAAATGCCACTTTCCGGTTCAATATAAAAAGATTGAGCCAAAGGATCTATTATTTTCATTTTATTTTGTTACCTTTCTGATTGGATCCAATATCATATATTTATTTCTTCTTCTTACCTTTACCTGCAGGAACATTATTTATTGTCGTTGGGGTAATTGATAGTAATCCTCCTGGTCCTCTTGTTTTTTGTGGTTTAATAATTCTATCTTGTTCTAGTTGTTTTCTAGCAGCACCAGCAGCCCCAGGAGCACCTTTCAACGGCAATTCATTTTTCTGCTTTTTAGTTGTTTTGAAATTAATTGCTTTTTGTTGTAAAGCAGTTGTTTTATCTGTAGTGGTTGGTTTTATGCCAGCATTCTTAAATTCTTTATTTGCTGCTTTTTTGCCTTTCTTATCTGCAATTTGCGCCCAAGTCTTGCCACAAGCAGTTTGAAGTGGAACAGAGAATGCTGTTGTATTTCCTGGATTAATAGTACTCTGATATCTATACGATCCAATTGTGGTTGATGCATTAAGATATTCCATACCTGGTTTACAACCTTTGTTTTTGTTGTTTGTTACTGTTGGTGGTTCTGGATTCACGAAAGTTGTTGGTGTGGGATTTTCGGGATCTCCAGAACCAATAAATGGACCCGGTGCTTGTCCTCCTTCGCCAGTAAATGGAGTATTTTCAACTGGAGAATATGAAGATGGAGATGGTTCTTGCTCGTAATCTACTTGTGTTGGTGGTTCTGCAGGCACTACAGGAGGAGCTGGTGGTACATAAGGAGGTAGTGTATTGCCAACAATAGTGGTGGCAACGACTGCTGTTGGACCCGTGAGACTCTCGGTTCTACTTTCTGTCACAGTTTGAGTTTCTGTTCTTACTGTTCTAACAGAAAGAATATTTTCTTGAACTCTATTAATCTTACCTTCCGAATAGAATTTCTCTTCTGCACTTGTTGTAGTCGAATTAATAAGTGAGTTTGAGGGGCTATTGGTGATTCTAAACAATTTAGAACCTGTTTCAAATCTTGGATTTCCAAAAACATTTGGATTTGGAATATAAAAAGATCCAATTAAGACACCAATAGTATCTGTAATCAATCTGATATTAGAAACTACTGCTTCAGCACCACTTGTCAGACCTCTTAATTTCATTCCTGTTTGGACGTAACCAAAGAAATCACCTTGTGCTTGTTGAGAAAGACTAAATGTATCTACGTTTAGAATGGTTGAAGTTGAAGAATAAGTTTCTGGTATGGGTTGTGATGAGTTGTATGGGTTTGCAGTAAATACTTCAGTTGGTGCATTAAATGGTCCATACTTGTGATTTGATGTTGCAACCCTAAACGTTATTTTGGGATCTGGTTTAACTGGCGCAACATTTAAATTAGCAAATCCAGGTGCAGTAGAAAGTTCAATATTGCCTTCAATAGTCTCTCCAACTTGGAAAGTGCCTGAAGTCATTGTGATTTCAAGTAGTTTGGGAGTAACAAACTTATTAACATCAATCCCATTGAAGAAGGTATAAACCCTAGTAAATGGTTTTAATCTTCTAGAAACAAATTCAATGTTTCTAGATCTCATAAAGGAACTAATATCTGTACTTAGTACAGTATCCCCTAGCGAAACATTCTTCAACTCTTCTTTAGTGATTTTTCTAACACCAGATCTTGTGGTTGTTCCTGTTTTAGTTACCGTTTCCAAATCTTCCTTAATAATATAATATCCAACATTAACTGTTCTGGAATCTACCGCTTTTGTAGATCCAGTCCAAACAGTTTCCCAAGAACCCCAAGTTACTGGACCAAATCCACTTTGACTGTCTAGTTCTGAAGCAACAATTTGGGATTCTGATTGAATGTAGTTTGTGGCAACTTCTGTACTGTTTGCTGCTAATCTTACTACATCAACCCAAATATCAGAAGATGGAGTAAGATTAATAGTTCCGCCATAATAACCGACGCGGTATGGAGCAACAGATTCAACTCTTGTTGCGTATGGTTGATTTATTTCTTCAACTTCATAATAATCTAGAGTAATAAGTCCACCAGTCTTTTTGACATTTGTACCTATCAAATCGCTTACAAAGTTTGGATCTACATTTGTTGAAGTAACTCCCAATCCAATAAGAGAGTTTGAACCCAAAATTAGGTCAACTTCTGTTGTATACGGTGCAGGTCTTAATTCAGAATTAATGACATCAATACTATTTTTTACGATAGTTACTTTTTTCTGAGTCGAAGTTGTAGAAAAATCATCTACAAAGAATCCGGACTTAAATCTATTAAGACCGTTTACATCTCTAACAAATAGATTTGATGTGTCAGACTCTAAAAGTGATAGTGAAGTATAGTATTCTAGATTTTTAATTCTATTCTCAAGAGAATGAATGTCTTTCATTCTATATCTCTTGTGTTCTGCAAGATTTAAACTTGCATCATTGACATCACATAAGTATGCAGGTAGAGTAATAGTTGCAATATCAAGTGCGTCATCAATATCAATTGGTGGTTGTGGATTCTCTGCTGGTTCTCCTTTGTTTAGTTGGAAAACACCATCTTTAGTTAGATAAATCTTATCTATTCTTGGCAGATAATATGAGTAATCAAATAAGATGGATTCGTCAGATGCCAAAATACTGGAAGCAGAATTGCCACTTGAAGTAAATGATCTTGCATTAAACTCAAATGGAGATAATGAAGAGGTGGTTACGGTAAAGTTAGAAACTCTTGGTCTAATATCAATAATATCTGTATTTCTTATACCATTGACTGATTGAATATCGCAATAATCAAATTGATTGTAAGAACTTGCGGTTGTTAAATCTCCTCTATCTGATGAGGAGAAACTTGCCGATTCAAAAATTATTTTTAGTTTTCTTGTTGGTTCCTTTGCGGATGCCTTTCTAATAATTCTTGCATAATCATAGATTGTTTCTCTTTGTCCATTATCAAAGATATAGTTCGAAATAATATTATTATCACCACCATTAACTGCAGTAATGGTTGCGGTAATTCCGGATTCTTTGAAAGTTACAACTTCATTGACTTGGAATTTATTAGAATTTCTTGCAACGTAAGAAACTTGCAATGCATTTAGTCTCTCAGCATATACGCCAACTGCACCACTAAGTGATCCTACAAACTCTTCTCCAATCAATAGATCATCAGTTTTTGCTGTTGGACCATTAATAGTTGTTAAAGTTAAACTTGGTAATTCTGCATCAGAAGTATCATTGGATTCGTAGATTCCATACAGTACTGTTACATCTGGTTGCAGTAAACAGATTTCCTCATCCTGAACTCTAGTTCCATATGGATAAGTTCCATATGTCAAACCATCATTATTGGTTGTTGTTCCTGTTCCAGAATATTGATATTTTGATTTGTCAACTATTACTGATTGAATTCTATTTTTATTTTTTACTTTAGAATCAATATCAACTTTTCTTAGGGTTGCAATTAGTTTTCCAGTACCAGAGGAAGTTGACAATCCATTTATTGTTATTTCTCTGCCACCACTAGAGAATACTAACTTATCAGAACTTAAACTTTCGGTAGTTCCGTTATCTGTAATGAGAACATATCTTTCTTCATCATATGGTAGGAATGTCTCATCAGATTCTGCAATTATAGTATTTGTGGAATTTGTAGATATAGTTACATTATATTGCTTTCTTACAGTTAATGCAGAATTAGTTAGATCTACCGATGCAATATTTCTTTTTGGTAGGGTAGTGTATAATGTATTATCTGCAGATGATTGAAAGTTAGAAAATAGAATTCTAAAATCACTTGGATTAATGGTTGTTGTAGGTAAACCGCCGTCACAAACTCCAGTTACTGTTGTAATTCCAGAGATGGTAATTGCACTTTGAGATACTGTTTCTATCTTTGCGAAAGTATTTACTGACAATCCCGGATTCGAAAAAGCAACAATATTTCCTACAGTTGCAATTCCTGTAAAAATAAAGTCTGATGAAGTTACTGTGCTTATTCCACCACCAGTTGCGGTAATTTGAACTTGACCAACATTTGCCAATATTGACTGCTTAACATCTGCGGTAAAAGTAGAAGCACTACCAACTATACCATAAAGAGATTTTACGTCGTTAGTTGAATATGCAGTTACTGCAGTAGAAACTCTTGTATTTTCTATACCATCAAAAACAAACTTTTCGCCAATTACAAAAGTTCCTTTAGTATTATACGCAGTAATGATACCAGAGTTTGTTGCATTATATCTTAAGAAACCCACAGCCCCACTTGATTTGCCTCTGATATAAGTTGGAGTTGTTAATGTAATAGGTTCATTTAACGATATTTCTGTATATGTTTGAATATCATATAAGGCAATATCCCACTCATTTGCATTTGGTGTTGATGTATTATATGATCCTGATTCTAAAGCAAAATCATATACCCTAGCAAGACCAATTTCTTTTCCTGGGGCAGAAATCGAGTTAGACCCAACTCTAGAATTTCTCAAACTTAGAGAATATGAAGTTGAAATACCTAATGCCGGAGATCCATAAACTCTATTGAGTGTATACGTTGGACCAGTAACATAGTTTATACTTTGATCTTCCAATAACTTTGTTGTTCTTGGTTTTTCAAAATCAAGATAAGTAGTTCCTACAACATCTATTTCATAACCACTTACAAAAGCTTTAAGTGGAGAAATTGTGTATGTAGCTAAATCATCCGATGCTTTATTGTTGTTGTATGTTAACTGATTTTCTTTAAAGACGCCACCATTTCCTTTTAAATCATCTAGAGTTTCTTTTACAGAAACGGATGGAGATTTTACATAATAGTTTCCAGACTCATCATATGTTCTTCTTGCTAATTCTTTTTCAATTACATTATAGTCTGGATTATTAATTTGCCTTTGAAGAATACCATTTCTTACTTCCAATAACTGAACAAAATTGGGAGTTGCTATTGGATTTGGATCATTAACTGGAATTTTAGTTAAAATTGCAACTATAGAAAGTCTATCTGCCCCAGGAGCTGCATAGTTAGAAAATCCCTGAGCATTATCATTTAAATCTATATTGTCATCTGGAGTTTCTATTACCTCAAAAACATCTAATCCAACTCTATAACTTGGATTATTTGAATACTGGTCTAGAATTATTGTCTGCTCGTCTACAGTTACAAAATGACCTCTTAGATAATATACTCCTTCCGACAAACTAACCGCAGAACCAATTGAATTTGGGTTTGATGAAATTGTCGCAGCAAACCCCTCATTTGCTTGAATAATAGTATTTCTTTCTATATCTAATGTATTTTGCTCCGATACGCCACTTTCAACGAGCAAAACTTCATTTGAAGAAAATCCTTGATAACTATTTGAAGCTACATCAGAGTTTAAGAAGTTTACATAGATTGTATTATTGCCCCTTTCAGAATCTTCAGAGCTCAAAACACCTACAACTGAAGCTCTAACCCCACTACTAGCACCTCTAATTGTCTTTCCAATTAGATATGGCAAATATGATAAAATATTAACTCCAAGATAACTTTCTTGTAATTCTACCGCATAATAATTATCAATATAATTAATATTTCCGGGTATTACAACAGAACCTTCCTTGAAAAAGTGATCGCCAACTTGTTCAATTTGACTTTGAAGCATTGATTGGAGAGTTGTGAGCTCTCTTGCTTGAACCGGATAACCTGGTTTAAATAAGACGCGATAGTATTGGTCTTCCCTATCAAAGTCGTCAAAGTATGGGGATACATTTAGGTTAGTTTGCTGTGGCATAATTCTTTAGAACTGCAAAATGACTTTGATATCTTCTTTTTGATTTGATGATCTAGTTATTGAAGGTCTATTATCAACATAAATTATGTTTCCAGAATATTTTTCTACTTCTGGATTTGACACTCCATTGACAAAGGTTTGCCCCAAATAATATCTTCTATTATTTATTGTGGTAGATACACCAGTAAAAGATGTATCAATACCCAATCCACTTATACCTGAGGCAGAAATAGTTATGGATCCTCCAGTATCTGGAGTGGCAGTAAATTGATTTAAATTAAACCCATATAGAGGAGTTGAATTTGTTGTTCCATCACTATTAAATCCAACTACTGTTCTATCTTGCCAGTATTTCAAAACTCCAGTATTTTTATCGTAAGATACGACTCTACCTATTGCAGTTGAACCAAGACCAACTGTTTGAGTAATAAAGGAATCTGCTACAAAGTTGGCAGTACTATATGCAGTTCCGACCAATTTCAATGCAGACAATGAACTTGCTTTATTTTTTACCAAAACAGAATCTGAAGCATATGCTAGGGGATTTTCTACAATGCCAACTCTTGCTATTTGGTTACCGACGATAAAATCTGGATCTTCAGTATCATTTTCAATTCTCGAATAAATTAATACCCTATACGCTCCAAGTTCTCTATAAATGTCATATCCATGACCATTTTGTGGAGGAATAATAACTTTAAATGAAGGTGGTGTTGTACCAGTTGGAACATTACCTGCGACTAAATCAATAGTTCCATAAGTATAACCCGAACCTCCATTTGTGATAATAGCAGATTCTACTTTTGAATCGCTATTAACTACAACTGTGCATTTGGCACCTGTACCGTCTCCATAAATTGGAACATTTGTATAAGTTCTATTTGCTGTTCCTATTCCAACTCCTCTATTTAAAACTTGGGCAATTTTAATTTGCCCACTGTTTAATGCATTATTTCTAACTGCAGCATAATCTGCGTTAGTTTCCCAATCTGAGGGAACTGGAATAAAATTAGTAGATTCAAACTTAACTAATTCACTTGGTTTAATAGTATAAAGATATTTCCATATATAACCATCCTCACTGTCACCCGCTGCTCTTGGTTCCAAGTCAGTAAATGTTGGTTCATCTAAAGAAGGTTTTCCAGTTGGATTTTCTGGATCAATACCATTATATAAACAAATATAAACTCTGTAATCACTATTTACGACATAAAAATTTGCAGAATATAGACTAGTAGAATTGGAAGGAACAGACAAACTAGTTCTACTAATATCATGTCTATACATATCATAGACTGTTCCAGAACTCCAAGTAACTTTTCTAACTACTTGTCTTACATCGCCACTTGTGATTTTTTTCAAAGCGATTATTGTATCCCAATAATCATTTTCCTGGTCAAAATTATCTTTTGGTGCAGGTGGAAGTGAATCCCAATTTGCATCGTAATTTGATGCATTAGGTAATCCAACAAAAGTATAATAACTATTAGAACTTGAAGTCGCCACCGCAACAAAGTTTTTAGCGTTTAATATTCTAAGTTGATCAGTTATAATCGCAGACATTTTTGTCGTTTTTTATCTATTTATAGTTATTATTAAACGCTTGTGGAATAACCAACATATCTCAGTGGATTAATTCTTTGAATTACTGCTCCAGTGGACAATCCAGAAATACCATTAATATTATAAGAATTGAAACTCAAAGGTTTCTTTCTGGTTGGAGCGTTTATCTTGCCCCAACTAAATTGTCCATAAAAATTACTGTAACCCATTCCAATTAATCCATTATAATTTGATACTTTAACAGTAACTCTCGAAACATTAGTTAATCCGACTCCAGGAACGCTTGTTTGTGCTATAGAAACTGAAGCAACTTTATATACGTTGTCAAGACAGGTTGTTCCTACACCAACAATTGAATCGGTGGAATCTAGTGAAGTTATTCCAAAACCAATATTGGAATTAAATACTGTAAAGTAATAATCAGTTTTTATTCCACTAATTCCAGTTGTTGCAACTCCAACAGTAATATTAGTATTTCTTAGATAAGAATCTGTTGGAATAAACAAATCAAATACAATTCCAGTTGTTGCAACGCCAACTGAAGTCGTAGAAACTCCAACAATTATTCCAAAGTCTCCTTCATATGAAACATCTTCAATTCTTTCTGATTTAAGAGATGGATATTGAATCAGAACTTGTGGGGGAGTTTTGGTTGTATATCCAAATCCTGGAGATGTAATCGTCAGAGAAGTTACAATTCCTGAGGTTATGGATGCTGTTGCAGTAGAAGTTGATCCAACACCTACGGGAGTTCCAATAACAACTATTGGATTAGTTGTAAATCCTGATCCACCATTAATAAGACTCAATAAGGAAATAGTTCCTGCTGTAGAAACTACTGCAGTTGCTGAGGCACCAACTATAACATCTTGAGATGTTATTAAAATTTTTGTTTTAAATGGAGTTGTTGAATTTTCTCTATTGTCATCAAAGAAAATCTTTACGCTCTCCACAAAAATTTCGGTGGATGCAGTTCCTACATTTTTAATTATGTTAGTTGTTGGTTGAATAAGAGGTTCATATATTTCTCTATTTTTTCCTATTTCTTGACCACTAATAATTTTATCTTCAGTTTGCCTACACCAGATCAAAGGCCTAGAAAGAGTTTCGTCAATTGACAATCCATATCCATTATATGGATTGGTTTGAACAATATCAGAAGAAACGATATCGGTAACAAGTCTTTCATCTTCTTTTTGTGATAAAATATCACTGTTTAATCTCACAGTATCTCCAGATTTGATAGTTTCTAAAACATCATTAAAGACAACATCTACCGATCCAGTTCCCTTATAGAATAATATCTTACAAGTATCCCCTTCTTTTGGTGGTTCTGAGAAAGTAAATGTACTTCCTCCAGTGAAAGTATATCCAGATCCGGGAACTTGTAAAATATCATTGATGAATATTAATAATATGGATTGTACGTCAATATTTGAACCAAATCTTGCTCGAATTGATGTTTGTACTCCATCTATTTTAATTGGGAAGTTTCTTCTTACGCCATTGAATAAGTTTTCGATTTTATCAATAACTTGGAAGTCCCCAACAGACCATCCTGAGAAAAGATCTGCAAATACTTGGTCGATAGTCAATTCAAATCTACTAAATGGTTTTGAAGAGTCTGTTGGAATTCCTGTCAATCCTCCAGTAGGAACGGTAAGAACTTCAGAAACTTTATATGCATAACCTAGGTTTCTAATTTCAAAATCAACTATACTAGATCCCTGCCCAACAACAATATTGACCGTAGACTGAGTTCCAATTCCAGAAGACCCTGGAGAGTAAATTAATGGAATATTATCATAACTACGTGGAGATTCAAATACGACAATTGGTGGATTTGACGACGTATAACCAGATCCTGGATTTGTGATGGTTATATTGTTCGAAATGCGCCCTGACGAAATAGTGGAGAAACCAATAAACTGATAATTTAAAATTCCATTGCTGGCAGTTTTTACACCAACATCGACTAATCCAACAGTCGGAGAATTCAGACTTATTAATGCCGAAGTTCCAGAGACAATAGATTGACTTGAAGTACTTGCTGAACCAATCAAAATATAAGTGTTTCCAACGCCCACAATAGGAACATTTTGGAATATTGATCCTATTCCTATTGTATTTGAAGTTGAATATTGTAATTTGTTGAGAACTCCATTTTGGTTGTTTATTGGAATAATTGTGCTTCCTGAACTAATATTTGTAGAAGTTTCTGCAATTATTTCATAATTTTCATGACCTCTATAACCAGATCCAGAATATCCAACACTAATTGCAGAAATAGTACCTGCAACAGAAACTATTGAAGTTCCCCCTGCTGAAATTAATGGTTGATAACCAAATCCTTGAGTAGATGCTACTGAAACAATAACTCCTCCCCTAGGAACACTTGCATTATTAATATCATACGCAGTTGACGATATAGTTCCAGTAAATGCTAAGGTGGTTATACCCGCATTTTCTCTTAATTTATAATCTCCATTAATATTGACGGTTCCAAGTCTCTGTGGTTCTTGGAAAACATTGTTTATCAAGAGAACCATTCCGCCTGTGGAAATTCCAGTAATATTTGAATTATAAGATTTTAGAATAAATTCGGTGTTTATTCCAGTAAACTGTTCTGATAATCCATCAAAAATATAATTCTTACTATATGGTTCATTTATATCATCTTCTATTCCTGATCTCAGAAAGACTCTTCCTGCAAATGTAGAACGAGTAGTAATGCCAGTGTAATCCCTATCATCAGGTCTATTTGTTATAGTTCCAATTGGTGAATTTCCATATGGTGCTTCTACAAAGTGAATTGTGTTATTAATGATATTATAGTTACCAGTAATCTTAGTAACAGTTGACCCAATAGAGTGATTCTCTGAATTTGTTCCCATCCAACCTCGATCAACCAATAAAGCATTGGTTGATCCATAACCAACAGTATTTACCTTTACTATCTCATCGTTAATCTTCAGTAAATCGCCACCAAAAATAGAGGTTATTCCCGAAAGAGTTAAATCAACTACATTGAAGGCAACATTTTTCGCTAGAGTTGTAGTTGTTGATGTGGAGACAATAGGAGATTGAATAAAGTTGTCAATGGTTACCA